AAATCATTATTTTGGAAGAGTAGATGTAAACCTTGTTTCACTTGGGCGCCCACAAAGTTACACGCTGGGATGTCTCAATTACATTGAGATTTTTCGAGACAATGGCGATACATTAGTCGCCGCAAAATCCCTTCAAGAATTGGCGGCGACGTGTCAAAATTTATTTGCAGGGTGTCGTCAGAAGAGTATGCTGCAATAGTTCGTATGGCTGTTAGGATTGATATTGACTGACCACGTTTATATTAAAATAGATGAAAATTTGAGTGTTATGCTTCCTGTAGGAACTCCGTTTCTAGATGATGAAATGGTTGCTCCTTGGGAGAACTGTGGTTACCCTATGTTTGCATGGTTACCAAAAAAATGTAGAAATGGTAAAATTAGATGGTTTTGCTGGGTTGACCGGCATACAAATAAGACATATACAAAGAGTAAGTATGGTTAATTTTATCTATTTAAGAAGTGTATTCAAGATGTTTTATTTCAAAGAGCGTACGCCATCATTGTGTCTACTTGAAACTTTACCACAGATTTTTTCGAGTGAGACTTTTGAGAGAAATCTATTCAAAGCTGAATATGAACATAATGATATGGGTTGTTGGAATAGAATATTTGATTACCTTTATGGTAAATTTCTAATATCCTCCAAAGGTAGTTTGGGCGATTTATCGTGGCAAGCTTCAAGCACAATTGTAAGCTTGAATCATGAACAATGGACTTGGCGAGACTCCACTATAAAGCGTAGTGCTCGCGCCCTTGAGATTCATTTACACAATCAGACTTTGGTTGCAGCTTTTGTCCCACACGTCTATAATGAAGATGGCAAAATTCCGTTTGCCGATCATAGGTTCGTTGTCGGCTGCACAGACGAATCTATGATCCCGCTGGTTATTCTTTTTAGCGACGTAATCCTTGGAGATGAGACTTGGGACGAGAATTTGCAGCCAACTCTCGTCTAAAGCGTCGGCGCCGTATTCCTGTCGATATGGGTTATCCACAGTGGCGTTCGGCGGTCCCCACGGCTACGAGACGCGAGATAGAATCCAGTGATTGGCATAAGATAAGCCAATTTTTTATTTATTGCTCTCATGATGTATATGGAAAAAGTTGCGGATGGCAATGGGCTATAGATAGCGTAAATTTATCTTTTAGCATAGATGTTGGTCAAGATATAGTTGCTATTCATCTTCACACACCTGAAATTGGAACGCATAGACGTGCATATGTCGATGTCTATTCCACTTCTGAAGAAGCTATGATCAAAGTTCTAATGTTCATTGATGAAATTAGCGAAGAAGTTCGTATAAAAATTAAAGTTTCCAAGGCTGCAGCGTTCTATTATAGAAAACTCTAAATTTCCTAAATGGAAGTCAGAAATCCTTGAGCACGATGAATTTACTGATGCGCTCGCAAAAATATATGGAGCCGAACATCAAGTTTTAGTAGAAAATGCTTCCAAGGAAATATTGCTTAGTATACTAACAATTGGTTGGCTTTATGGCGTGCGGTTTATGTCTATATCAGACAATGACTTGATCTGCTTTGAAGACGCAAAAATAAAGGATTCAATTAGTAATTGGAAGAAACCTACTGCTTGGTCTATTGCTCGTAAATTAGGAATGCTGGTAGGGAATGGCGCTCAAGCTCAGATCAACTTGCATAATTTTCTCGTCAAGGAGCATTGGGGGACTTACGACATTCGTGACGGGTCAATGCGTAAAGTGGCTTCTCATATTTCTCTAAGAGAAATGCATAGCGATTGGATTAATAAAACCTTTGAAGACACTCATCTTACGCTTGAAAATTGGCTCCTAAAATGTGGGGCGCGAGCGTTATGACAATCCGAGAAATTACTACCGACGAAGAACTTATTCGATCCGGATTTGAGGGATCACAGTATTATGAAGGCAAACCTCTGCTTTTAATTCCTCTGATTGATGATTCTTTAATTCAAAAAGACTCTAAATACTCTAAATTCTATGCTACATACTATACATTATCTAACGAAGCAAAAGATTGGTTTCTACAAAATTCACCAACCTCATATTATACTGTTCGATCTGGTCTAACAGATAGTTATGGGAAAAAAATGATGTATGGTTGTTTCGTTTTTGATGATGAAAACGAAATGCTGCATTTCAAGATGCGTTGGTGGCCAGAAGGCGGCATCTAATCTTATTCTATAATCTCTGGTTTTGTTTCTGTCATTATAACAAGTCTGGCTCCGCATGGTAGAATTGGCGTGCTCATAGAGGATAAAACCCGAACAGGGCCGTTTATGGCAATCTCTTTGGCATAGCTTGGCTTTCCATGCTTTCCTTTTTTGATTGTTATAACAGGCTCATCTCGACCATGCTTTCGGTTCGAATCGATCTTTCCTCTATTGACATGGATGTAGTAGGTCACGACGCCAATACCATTCCGCCGAAAAATGAGACGCTTCGGTTATTACTAACCAACTTGTGGCACATTAGCCGAGTACGTTTGTTGACTCGCCACGGCATTATTGTTCTCGGAACATCTTTTGGTGGAACACCCACGAAGCCAAGTTTTTCATAGAACCGAGAGTTCCAGAAATAAGTCTCAAGCCATACAGCCTCATACTTGCAAAAGGCAGCATGTTCTATGTTCTCATTGACAATCGCTTTGCCGATTCCCATACGCTTATGAGACTTTGCGACGGCGACAGATGCCAGCCAGCCGCAATTCTCATGGCTCCACTGCCCCATTTCTATAATGCCACCAGTTCCAACGATTTCATCGTTGATGATGGCTACATATTGGCGCGAGGCAAGCGAGGTGTTCATCCCATTTTCCAACAGGATTTCCTCTACACGAGGGCGATCAGATTGTTCAAAGAGACGAATGATCAAGTTACGTTCGACACGATATGAAGTTTGACGGGATCAGTCATACCAAAGCGTTCAAACAATATTGATGACACTTCGGCTATTTCCTTTGACAATCGGTCTACATCGAATTCTTCACAGAAATCCGTGCCGTTAGACCATTTGCCCTTATCCATTTTTATGACCCGACCAATATAGGCTTTGTGTCCATCGACGTTATCGAAGAAGACTAGATCGCCGGGCTCAGGCTCGTAGATTACCAAGTATCCGTAGCGATCACACCAATCATCATATTCATCTTGGTCGCCTGTTCCATCAGTCGGCAGAGAGCCCCAATCATCGGAAACTTTTGCGCCTATCAAGATGTAAGTATCAACGCTACAGCCCATTTTAATTGTCTCTAAAAATGGCCGATCTTTCCAGAATCAGGACAACTGAAACAGATCGGCCATAATGATCATCATTTAGATTTCCGAAACGGTCGCTACTTCGGCGCCGTTCAGAATTTCCGACAAAATGAATCGGTGACAGATAGAGATATCACCGTCTTCATAATCGTAGCAGATGAAGATAGTGCCATCTTCGTATTTGTCGGCGATGGACTCAGGCGTTAGACCGCGAGACGTTAGAAGCGCAGCATACTGTGCGGCATACTCGTCATGACTGATTTGACGGTCATGATACTCCGTCAGCATTTCGGAGGTGGGCGACAGGTCTTCATCCCAGACACCGTCATAAGAAGCAGGGATATCATATTCGTTGCTGATAGCAACAGCCTTGGGGTTTGACCCGTTCGTTTCGTAGTTGGAAGTATAGAAGGTCTTGGTCATTGTGTGTGCCTTGGAGGAAGAGAAAGCTCAGTTTGGTTTCGTACACCGAAAATGTCAATGATTATTCGGTAACGAGAGGGTATTTCGCTTCGAGATACGCTTTCGCCTCAAGAATGGCTTCGTTCAGTTCAGCCATGTCATCAAAGGTTAATTGTGCTGGTCCATTCATTGCCAAATGAATTTGAATACCCGCAGGAATCATCAGGCGATCCGTTAATCGTCGTCTCGGGCGACGCCGACGAATTGCAGGAGGAACATGAACATGTTCAGGAAGTCGAGATAGAGGCTCAACGCCATCATGTTCGACACCAAAGCCAGATCATCGCTGTGAATGGTCGGATCATAGGCTTCCTTCAACTTTTGAGTGTCGTAGGCTGTAAAGCCTGCGAAAATTAAGACACCCAGCAGATTGATGGTTAGCGCAAAGATGGATGAGTGAATGAACACATTCAACACCATCGCTGCGATCAGTCCAATCAGAGCTATGAACAAAAAGTTGCCTATGGCTCCCAAATTGATTTTGGTCACATATCCGAAAAGCGAAAGGCTACCGAAAGCCGCTGCTGTGAGGGCGAAAGTTGTGCCGATACTCACGCCCGTATATCGCATGACGATTGTTCCAAGCGACAAGCCGAACAGAGCGGTTGTCGCCCAGTACATAAAGGAGCTGCTTCCCTTGTTGACGCCTGTAAAAAGAGAGCTGCTGATCAACAGCAGGGGACCGAGACCAACAATCCATCCAAGCATGGTATAGCCAACGTGTTGTCCAGTGCCGGGACCGCCGGTAAAAAGCAGTTCGCGCAAAGGATCGTTGCTGGCAAGATATGCCATCAAAGCGGTGATCAGTAGCCCAAGGCCGATCTTGTTGTAGACACCGATCAGAAATGATCTAAGACCAGCGTCATAGCTCAAATTTGAGCCAGAGATGATTTTTTCCATTTGCGTAGTCCTTTCTTTGTGAAGAGAATATACACCCATATTGCGAACCTTCGCAATATCGTTCTTATCGCCTTTTTAAGACGTTTCTGGGACTCAAAAGGCTTGAGGGGTTCATTGGATTAGCAAAATCCGCAGCAACTATCTCTGCGTTTGCTTGTTCCCATCCTGCTACCCAATACCGACTTTCGGTGTCGCGTACATAAGGATTCTGATCCAATTTCTTACCAGAATACCGATCCATATGTCCGCGATTACGCGCTCGTTCACTCATTGTTTTTCACTCCTTGTCAAAACAGCTTGCCAAAACTTTCAAACAATGAATTTAAATCCATTTCTTGTTCAGTGTCATCCATACCCGACATGTGACGAAACACTGTTGTCAAGGCATCGGTCTCGGAGTTTTCGCTCAAATCGGCGCCGAAAAAGAACTTCATGTCTTGGGAATCCACATCGGTGATTAAGACTTGATTGATCAATTCAGGAGTAGCGCCGAATAAATCACGTAGCTGTTTCGTATCTGGACTGTTGGCAAGATAGTCCAAGCAAAGCTTGGCTGCTTCCTTTGCGTTTACCCCGATCCACATTTTATGATAGTCGCAGAAACTTGCACCTCTGACGTAATTGACGGAAATACGATAGCGATGCTGGCCCTCGGGCGCTTCAGGATAAGGCACGCCTTGGAGATCGCATAGCGACATAGGAACACCATCAGTGTTTATATGCTGACCATCCTCATCCATACGAAAACAAGATCGAATATCAACACGATTATCAGAGTCAATCGTCGCCAACCAAACGTGATGACCATCATCAATAAGATTGTTGATCAACAGTCGTTGATCTTGTGCGGGAGTCTCAATTTCTACAAAATTGGGAAACCATTTTACAGCAGCTTTATTGAACGATGATCTGTCGCGTACTTTGAATCGACTCCAAGCTTTAGCGAATTCCCGTTCAGAATAGCTTGCGGAGGAGTTCAATGGCACAGGATCGCCCAAATCAAATGTAACGAGCGCACCACCAAATGTAGTGATCAAAATATTCATCAGGATTCACCTTCAGAAATTGAAGCAGCGACGGTTTTGCCGAGTTTGGTTATTTTGTATGGGTATTCTTTTTTATTCGTGTATGTAATGACTATGAGTTTTTCTTTTTCTAAAATTTGGATTCCTTCTTGGCGTTCGGGAATGAGAACTCCGTTGATTCCCATGCCTCGAAAAGGTTGATCGTTATAAAAGTTCATGAGATCAACGCGCGCCTCTTCGGTCAATTTTGACTTGATGTCGGCGACTTTGGCGGCGAGATGTTTTTCAGTTTCTTCCTTCGGTTCATCGCCGATTGCGTCCGACCGAATATTGTTGTCTACGAGGATAGCAACTGTATAATGCACTTCACAAAGGTCACAACCACCACCATTCTCATCAATTCGTCTAATTTTCCTAAGATGTTCTTCAACATCAAATATTTGACTTATTTGAATTGAATCTCGCAGAGTTTTTTGGAGCATGGTTTTATATTGCGTTACCAGATCATTGAGAACCACGACATCAGCTAACGCATCTTCTTCAGACGCGTAAATTCCTGCGATCCACTCTGAACCGCTGTCATAGTCCCGATCATCGCCCCAGATCGCCCAAAGTTTGGTCATTGGGGATTGTCCACAGGCATTACTATCTTAAAGGAATTTTTCTTCAGAATCTCATAAAGATCGGCGCTTCCATCATCGCGATATCGCTCGCCGACCAGCGGGTTCTTGAACAGATCATCGCGATATCGCTCGTCAAACAGTGGGTTCTGGTCCTTCTTAAAGAAGGCACGTCTCGCAGCCTTACGCGCTTGGATGCGAATCTCATGTGGCAATTGACGCTGCTTGTTCCAGTTTTTCATTAGTAAATATCTCCCATACTTTGCATAGGTTTGTGAACATAGGATTTGGCGGTAGCCATGATGCCATCACATTGTTTGAGGAAATGCGGTGGATCATAACCGTGTTTTGCTTTATAAACGTTGTATAAATCATAGCATGAATCAGCGAGGTGCTTGGTATTGATATATTCGTGTTCAGCGTAACGACCAGCCTCGAAGCCGTCTTTGGCGCCGTCTTGGTGGATCGTATAAGCTATGACGCCAAGATTTGCGATTATAAGAACGCACACGACCGCCTTCAAAGCAAACTCACCATATTTTTCAAGCTTGCTCATGTCTCTTCTCCATTTTTAGAGGCACACCGTCAGGATATTGCCGACCAATTTCTTCAATTCTATCCGCAACTTTGTTGAGTGTTTTGGTAGCCAAAATTGCGTCTTCATCACTCAGGATTTGACGCATTTGACCTATGATGTTTCGCTGTTCGTATCTCTTGGCTAAGACACGTAAAATAAGAATGTCTTCATTGTTGATAAAGTCAGCCATATCATAAACCTATCATGAACCCAGACATCACGGCTTCGTGGCTGATGGACACACCGTGGACTTCTTCGAAATCCCGAACCGCCTCATCTTCCCAGAGATCGGCTTCCCATTGCTCGATGTCGGGATCAAAACGATCATCATTTTCTTCGTCGTCTTCTTCGTCTTCCAGCGGCGGAATGTTGTCCATGAAAGCCTTCATGGTCGCATAGGTATGACCGCGCGGACGGACGTTATAGCGATCCTTGTAGAGATCGGAGTAGATATCGAACATCCAAGGATCGACCAAATTCGCTTGCGCGTTTTCACCATACATCTCCAAAAGTTCTTTTTGAACTTGGTCATAGATGACACGCCGAGTTTCTTGCTCTTCAGTGGAGCACATATAGAACCCATCGCTCAATTCGGCGATCTGGTCTTGGATCATGCTCAGTGCGTTCATCTTGCCCATGAAAGAAACTCCTTCTGCAACCGTTAAATTGATACTACCTCAGAAACGCAAATCGTCAACCAAAATAAATTGACTTTTAGAGCATAAATGGCGTTTTTAGAGCTTATGTTCGTAGAAGATTTGATTTCTGAGTTCGCCAGCAAAGTTAAAAGCAAAGACGACCAAAGTCTCCTTGCTGAAATGCTTCGGGCTGATGATTGGACGAAAAGATTTGTTCAAAGCGTTGATAAATCCGTAGAAGCTGGGCGTCCACTCTCCACGGAACAAAGTCGAGTTTTCATGAACATAGTTAAAAGATATCACAAAAAAGGCATATTCAATATTATGCGTAATTTTGATATAGACAGCTTTATAGCCTCTCCTCGCCATCGGCAACAACCATATGCATCTACAAACGTTCCGAAAGAAGTTCGTTATCTTGGCGACAACAAACTTGCCTTCCGAAGTAAATGGATTGATGAAATAGTTAATGATATTAAGTCTCTTTCTAATAAAAGCAAAGATTATTCTTGGAAAGAATATCAGCGTCCATATTGGAATAGTCAAGGACGTTTCTGGGTTGTTTCTTTAACTTCTGATAATTATAATTCTGTGATGAAAATCATTGCCGATCATGATTTTCATTTTGACGATGCTGTAGCAGAATATTTGGCTTTGGCTTCAAATAGCAGAGGCGAGAAAGCCACTTTCGTCCTCGACGCTGAAAGTGGAAATATAATAGCTAATGTTTGCGATAACGAAATTCTTGAAAGCTGGATCAAACGCGTATTATTTGGAGAAATTTTGTGAATCACGACTTTATGTTGTCGGGGAACGCCGCAATGGCGCGGCGTCTGGTACGCTTGTCTGGAATTATAGATATCAACCTCGATCCCGAAATAATCTCACTGGCTAAAACTAATTTACTCACAGACGCAGATTTTTCGGCAATATCACTCACACAATACGAAAGACAAGCAATACAGAGTTTAATAGATTTTGGTTTTAGAGCCATTCTGCCTTCAAGTAATGGAAAAAGTGCAAAAGTGGCGCTTGCCGCTGCGAAAATTGCAAATGTTTCTCCCATATTTGTAATGGCTCACCAATCAAAAAAACTCTGGAAAAGCAGTCTAGAAGAATATGAGTTCACGGACTACGAAATTATTGAACCATCAGGTAAAATCGACGCTGATCTAATACGTGATCGGCGGCACGGACTATTGATAATAGAAGAAGGTGATATTCTAGTTACAGATGAGATGTCACTTTTACTCAAGGATTTTTATAAAACCGTGATTTTATCTAAAAGACGATTGGTGAGCGATCTATTGTCTTTGGTTGAACATCTGTTTGAAGGTGTACCACACGAAATCATTTCTAACGTCAATCCTTATTTTAAGAAAGACCTTGAACGAAAAGGTTTCACGACTACGCGTGTAGAAGATATGGCGTTTCTGTTCAATATCGTTACAGATATGATAGCTATTACCAAAGATGAGACTCCAAATATAGATATTGATTATACTAATCTTCAAAGAGAAATAGAACTTGGTCATCTTCGTTTAGGATAAATAAAGCTATACTATATTTGAATATTGCTTTTTAGAACACTAAGCAATTAGGCTGGGGTTCATTTTATGTTTGGTATATTTCATTGTCGCCCCCACCAGCAACACTTAGGATTATCGATCAAGTAAACGTTCATTTCCAAGGTCTCGAACCAGAAGTACGCCGAAAGATTTCCGAAGCTTGTAAGTATTTTGTCCCATATGCGCGCCATATGCCTGCGTTCAAACTTGGGCGTTGGGATGGTAAGATCGCATTTGCTACAATTGGGGGACGAACCTACCTAAACATGCTTGATCGCGTGCTTCCTATTGTTTTGGATGCTGGTTATGAAATAGACGTAAATCTTCATATCGTTGATGAACGTCCCGAGTATGTTTTTAAATTTCCCGAGATTACCGAAGATATGTTTGCCGATAAAGTTTGGCCGCCCGGTCATACGTTTGCTGGCGAACCAATTATGCTTCGTGATTATCAAGTAGAAGCGATCAAGCGTTATATTGATAATTTACATTCCATTCAATCTATAAGTACGGGGGCTGGAAAAACCTTACTGACAGCAGCTCTTTCGCAACTTATAGAACCTTACGGTAGGTCTATTGTTATTGTTCCAAGCAAAAGTCTTGTTGAACAAACAGAAGAAGATTACAAAAACCTTGGACTTGACGTTGGAGTATTTTTTGGGGATCGTAAAGAATGGGGGCATACGCATACCATTTGTACTTGGCAGAGTCTTACCGTATTCAGTAAGAATACGAAAAAAGGTGAAGTAGAAATCCCCATACAAGATTTCTTAAAAGATGTTATTTGCATAATGGTTGACGAAGTTCATTCAGCGAAAGCTCAAGAACTCAAAGACCTTTTGACTGGTCCCATGGCGCATATTCCTATTCGTTGGGGATTAACTGGAACGATACCCAAAGAAGAATTTGAATACATGTCTATTGTAACTTCTTTGGGTCTTGTGGTCGGCGAGATCAAAGCTTCAGACCTTCAAGAGCAGGGTGTGCTCGCTCGATGTGAGGTTGAAGTTTTACAACTGCAAGATGACGATGTTGAGTTTGATAATTACCACGCAGAATACGAATATCTGACAACTCACCCCATTCGTCTTGCGTGGATCGCCGATAAAATTAAAACGATTTCCGAGACGGGAAACACCTTAATTCTGGTTGACCGAATTGAAACTGGGGAATATCTTCGTGATGCAATTGGAGACGGAGCCGTCTTCATTTCGGGCAAAGTTAAGACGAAGGATCGAAAGAAAGAATATAACGAAGTTCAACTCGCCGAAGGAAAGATTATTATCGCCACCTACGGCGTAGCCGCAGTAGGAATCAACATTCCTCGAATATTTAACCTCGTTATGTTTGAAGGCGGAAAATCGTTCGTACGAATTATTCAATCCATCGGTCGAGGCATCCGAAAAGCGGCAGACAAGGACTTTGTTCAGATTTACGATTTGACATCATCTTTGAAATTTTCTGCTCGCCATCTGACTAAGCGTAAAGGCTTTTATCGCGACGCGCAGTATCCCTTTAAAGTCACAAAAGTGAAATATAGATGACCGAAGAAGAAATGGAAGAAGCTGCCGAGCGAGCTATGAACGCTGCTTCTCATTTGCTTTCGTCTAACCCCAGTCATGCAAAAACTTGGCCGAGCGGGTTAATTGTCGTTCCACATTACAAAATATGTGCAATGATTTTACCAAAAATCACACATAAGATTAGGATTTCGAAGATGCTAGGAGGAAATCAGGAGGTAAATGATCGGGCGGCAAATCTTGCGCCTCTGTTCGTGATGAAATTTGAGAAGGAACCAAAGCATATATTGTTAATTATACCTGAAAATTTACTCTGCCTTTCAGTTTGTGATAAAATTCGTGAAAAAATTAAAGGTTCAGACTTACGTATGCAGGGTGATGTCGTATATGTTGGAAAGAAAGGATGTATAATAGTGCGAGGGTTAGATACAACAATATCTCTGCCACTTTTTCATCATTTATACCTTCCCTTTAGAGAATCTTGGTTTTCAGAAAATCAAGTTAAAAATTTAAATAATTGGATGGTGATGGGTCAACATATTAGTAAAAGCTTTTTCTATTAGGGGCGATCATGGCAAGAATTCTCCTTCGTTTAGTTCAGGATAGCAGCTTTCACACCCTTCACCATCGCGATTGTGAACGCATAATAGACGAACTCGGTGTCTACAAAAAAGCAGGACATCATGTCACGGTTGGTTTGGAAAGCCTGACAGGTGGCAGTTCTCATTGGGGGCTGATGCTGGCGAACGTGATCAAAGAGTTTGGTTACGATACGCACGCCTTCACCGATTGTTATTCGGCGGCTTGCCTCGTATATGCGGGTGGACATATCCGCACAGCCTCCCCAACCGCTCATTTCATGCTGCATGAGGCTACAATTGGTGGGAAGCGCGATCCGCTTCAAACCGAAATATCTTATCAACGTTTTCGTCAGGATTTTGGTTGGGGGCCTGATTTGATTGAAAAGTATTTCGGAGAAAAAGAAGAATACCTTTGGGTAGATGAGGCAAAAAAGCTTGGACTTGTTAATAGTTCTGAAATAAAACACTATGATGAAATGATAAAATTCAGATATTAAATACAAGTTTATTTAGACTATTCAAGTAAGTTGTTGTATAGATTAGATATGAAGGATATTCTTCTCAAAAATTTAGATAGATGTTATGATGGGTATGCCTACGAAGATAGTAAACTCATGCATAATTTCGCTCGTGCTTTAACTGAAAATTTTATTGATCAATATGAGAATGTGTTTTCGGGTCTTGTAATGACTCGCAAACAAGAATGCATTAATGATAAAATCATAATAGCAAGAATCATTCGTTTGAAAACAATGTTTAATTTTTCATCAGAGCAACCATTATTTGTTAAAGGTATACAACCAGTATTTGGAAAAGCTAATACCGAAAATAAAATTGAGAATATTAATCCCTTTCAGTTGCGATTTTTGATTGATGACCTTTACGAAGAAATTAGTTATAATGTAAAAAATATGAGAACTCGTGGATTGCTTTTGTGTCCGCATGTTGTTTTAATATGTAGTGCGTCTTTTGATCCCTCGACTTATGAATCCATCATATCATTTAGAACCAGCTACGGTGTTATTGAAGCCTAATTAATTCGGGCTTTGACCCGTAGAAAGATAAAATGAGAATTTTGACTAATGAGAATACAGCTTTCGATATGAATCAATTACCAGATCAGATTGGTGATCTTAGGTATTGTGTTTTAGATTATTCTAATGTTAATGATGTAGACTTTTTATGGCCTCCATTGATTTTCTTAGATCAGTTTCCAAGGCCCGCCGCCGATCTACAGATTGGCAAGTATCGAATCCAAATGCCTCTCGATTGGTCTATTGTTATTTGTGACAAGCATCTTGGAAACATGGAAATTATCGAACTCAAACATCTCAATGATCGTGATTTTGAAGTATTCGTTTTAAATCCTATCAATGGATATATGCCTCAATTTCTTGACATCACGATTCAGAATATCTTTCCAGATGTTACTTGGAATATGCCAAAATTGAAACGCGGACATATTCTTGCTGTTCCATTAAATGATACGAATTGTGCTCCGTGTGCATTTTTTGTTAAAGATGTAAACAAGCTACCTGACGGTTTAGACATTTCAAAAGTTTTAGCTTAAGAAAATAGGATTAAAAAATGACGACTCGCGCAAAAATTAATACACTACTCTCTGTTTATGAGAATTACATCGGCACAGGCAATATGAAGCAAGCTGGGCGAACCCTGCCAAAGATTGTCCATGCTTTGATGGAATTTGTTGAAAATTACGACACCATGCGTAAGCAAGAGCGACAAGTTTATACTATGGATAATATTCCGCCCGACCTTGCTCAAGACATTTTGGCGGGCTTAGATGAACTTCGTGCACCACGTGCCGACGATGAACCAGAAAAGCTTTTTGAATCTCCGGCGCCATGTGTCCAGTGTGATGTGTCAATCCCCAACAATCCAGACCTTATCGAAGAGTTCAAAAATCCTCTGGAAGCCGTTGCAGAAAAGGCAACGGAATTGGTGGGCGATATGGAAGTTGATTTAGAAGAAGAAATTAAGGGCGATGTCGATTTGACAGAAACACCCGAGCCAGAAGTCGAAACCTCGGCCGAAGTTAAGGAAGTTACTGTCCCCGCACCCAAGACACCGAAAAAGCCTAAAGCTGCAACCTGATTTGGAAAACAAGTTCCCGTCGATGAAGTAATTCTCTATCGACGGGAACTTGGAGCAACCAAATAGCAGGGAGATGCCATCGGAAAAATTGACTCTAGTGTCTGTCTTTATTTATAATGAAATAGTAAATGATAACGGATAGAGGCATTTTTTATGGCTGGACATAAACTTGATATTTTTTCTACCTTATCCGCTATAGATAAGAACAATTCAGACTTTTATTCAAGTCTCACTGAAGAAGAGCAAAAGGGATTTGCTCCTCCGGTCGTATTGCGTTGGTTAAGTTCAGTAACTGGATCGGAAGCCGAACATTATATTTGGCTCACCAACGAACGCGCAAACATCAACTTCAATGAAATATGGCAATATCCCGAGCTTCAGTATAAGCTTATGGCATCATGTGGATGTGGACGAAATCAATCTCATAAATGGATACCGATGGCTGGTCGGCGGAAAAAGTATGACGGTGTTAGAGAATTTATTGAGAGATTTTGGCCAGATGCCAATGATACTGAAATCGATATTTTGCTAAATCAATTTACCGATGAGAGTTTTGAAGAGTTTGTTTTGGGGAGTGGTGTTACTCCCGAAGAAATTAAAGAGGTCTTAGAAGCATATGGTCGTCTCACTGGCAAAACAGTCAAGACCAAAAGCAAAAAAAGCAGTAAGTCTCGCGCCTGAATTTGCGTGCGACTATTGCAAAAAATCCTTTTCGAAGGAAAGCACACTTCTTGTTCATATGTGTGAACGGAAGCGTAGGTTAATTGTTGACCAAGATATCAAACATGTGAAACTTGCTTTTTCTGTATTTCAACGCTTTCACGAAATCAATTATAAAGGAAGAAAGCCCAAAACATTTGAAAATTTTGCAGAGAGTCAACTATATGGTGACTTTGTTCGGTTTGGTCGCTATCTACTTCATTTGAACGCAATTGATCCGAAGGCATTCGTGGATTTTTTAATTAAAACGGAAGTAAAGATCAACAAGTGGGATAGTCCATCAGTCTATGAGACATACATAAGAGAGTTGAATAAGAAAGAAACCGCAACGGCGGCTATTCAAAGAAACTTTATGCTTATGACTCAATGGTCGAATGATACTGGAGAAAACTGGATTGATTTTTTCAGAAAAATAAGTCCTTCGCAAGCGACACTTTGGATCAAGTCGGGACGTATCAGTCCATGGATTCTTTTTACTGCTTCTAGTTCAGCCGATCTTTTTTCTCGTTTATCAGATGAACAGCTCGCATTGGTTCAAGAAAATATTGATCCTGATTTTTGGCGAGTAAAACTACAACGAGCCAAAGAAGAAGTTGACCATATCAAGACTATATTGGATGAGGCTGGATTATGACACCCGAAGAAAAAGCTGCCCTTCACGCGGCTATGTATCAACCCGAAGAAGAAACAGAAGAGACTTCTGATCCACAACCTCTGACCAAGGCGTGGTTTGACAAGCAAAATTTAGACAAGAATTTTGAAATAGAAAATTCTGGAAAGTTTGTCACGATTCAAGTGGATGGTAAGCGCATAACTTTACCGAGTGTTAGTTATGTGAGTAGTCTTGAAAAAATTATTTTGAGCCAAGCCAAAGAAATTTTGCGTTTAAAAGCCTCCAACGCTCAGATTAGAAATCTTGTTAATCAACATTCAACTGAGCTTAACGATGTTAACAAAGAGCTTGATAAAAAACTGAATATGAGGGATCGTCTATGACAACGGTCATAATCAATGATTTTTCTACGGATCGCCGTGTGGCAATCCTCTTTAATCATCCGCAAGACTTTACGCGGGTTGATGCTTACTGGGAAGTAGAAGATAAATTACTTGTAAATCTATCTGAGTTGAACGTCGCCTTCAAAGATCGCAGACGGTGGTGTGATCTGTCGCCGACACATTATCGTTTTCTGATTATGGAAAATCTGAATAAGGTGGCGGCATTGAGTGATGAAGATCAGGCTAACGATACGAATCCAACGATGGTCAGCCTGACTTTCATTTTGACAGCGTTCATAAAACTTTTGGAGAATGTTACCGAAAGCACTATCGAGCTTTTACGCATAAACCGACTTGGTGAGCACGAAGTTCTATACGATTATTCAGGTAGTATAAACATGCATCTCGATTCCATTCGTCCAAAACGCGATGGTTTAAGAGTCATCGTGGATAATACCTAATGGCTGATTTAAAAGTAAAGGCTGACGATATTTCTGAATATGTTTTGGATGCACATTGGGCGAAACATTGGTTAAATCAGTTAGATTTTACACCTGTCAGAATTTTTAGTTTCAAGACCAATGAAAATATCAATGATACGTTAGTGAAATTTCGAGAAGTTACCAGAGGTAAGTTGGGAGCTTACAGTGTCACATCTCGCAGCCTAGTTTTGTTTTTAGAAAATGAAGATGATGCGGTCTTAATCAAGATGTTTTTTGAATGACTGGTTTTTATGTTTGCGTTCCATCGGCAAGAGATAAACTCTGGAAAGATATGCTCCAATGGTGCGAAATAGTTCTTGGACCAGTGGGGAGAGAATGGGCAATTGATACGCATCCAGAGGATTTGATCTTCGAGTTTAGTTCAGAAAAGAACGCAATTCATTTTTCTAACGTATGGAATCGCGATCCTCTTATTGTTCCATACAAGGTATGGAAAGAATTTTGCCAAAGTAGCATATCATGTGCGAGACTGAATTATTATTGGGATCGCATTGGTTGGACACCGCAATCAGTTTTCTTTTGTAATCTTTATGGTGGTCCGATGATAGGAAAACAAAACACATTGGGTGGAAGACGACATTATCGCCCAAGCCTAAAGCTATATTTTTTTGAATTTGAAACAGATGCATTGATACATTGGATTGAACGTTATGGTTCGAGTTACAACTGATATTGACATAGACTTTGCCGATAGAGATCACGCGCTAAAAGGTCTCATGCATGTTCCTGCCAGTATGGAACAAAAAGGCGAACCCGTGCGTCATCCCACTGGAGTCTATTTTCAAAATGTTCCTGTTGATCCTCTAAATGGATATTCATCTCTGAATTACGAAGATGCCGCTGATAACGGCTACTTCAAAATAGATTTTCTTAACAATTCTCTTTATACCGGCATCAGAGATGAAGAACATTTAATATCTTTGATGGCTGAACCCGAGTGGGATATGTTAGAAGCCGAAGAAGTTGTTGAACGTTTGGCTCATATTCATTCGAGTTTTGGGATTGTTAAAAGCATAAAACCTAAAAGTGTTGATGACTTGGCAGTTGTACTTGCTCTTATGCGACCGGGCAAAAGACATTTGATGGGTAAACCTCGTGCTGAAATTGATAGTGAAATCTGGAAAGAAGGAAAAGATGGTTATCAATTTCGCAGAAGCCACGCAATCGCTTATGCAGTTTCGATTGTAGTTCAGTTAAACCTTCTTTGTGAAGTGCTCGGCGCCCAGATAGACGAGGCGACACGTGAGTAGTTACACGCGCTGGCCAAACAGCAATAATTGTTATGTTTACTGTGGCGCAAAAGGATATGGATGCAGTCTTTGTTTTGATGTGGTTAAAAATCTTCAGCATCTTTATACAATGTATTTGATGGATATTAATAGTTCCGAACTTCAGCTTAATGGAGGTCGATTTGAATATTTCACATTTGAAGAACAAGAGTATTCGATTAATTTACCGTTCAATTATAATGGACAAGAGTTCAAGGCAAAGTTCACCGAACTTGTAAACTGGATAGCCGAACACGAAGGTATTTGGACCTTCACTATAAAACCAGAGTCGGTTGGCATGTGTAGTATAGATTTTGGATTTGAAAATGCTACCACTGCAGTAGCTTTTAAAATGGTATGGTTCTAATGGGTAAAGTAATTCTTGTTCCGCCTCCGTCAAATAAGCAATATTTGAAGGCTAACCCGTCATTTGGTAATACTAATTCAGGTGTTTTTATGAATTTTCCTGTGATGTTTACTCCGAATTACGACGGAAATTCGGGGCTTAACGCAACGGTGAGTATACCTATGCCTGTAACTGAAGTTGAATGTTATGATCCTATGCAAGCATATATGCGCTTCTATAATTTCACTTCAAAACGTGAACGGGGTTGTGGCTACATGATCCACCACGTTTATGATATTGAAAAAACTTTTTGGGGACATGGAGAAATTGAAGAAATTGCTACGTCTATGTACGGTGATCTGTTAGTTCAAATTGATGAAGGAAATGGAGGTAATAATTCGTGGAACTTTATGGCTTGTGACTACAAAGATTATAAAATTGTTGCAGAGTTTCCCAGTAGAAAAAAGAGCCATAGATTTGAAATTTCGAAATTATTGAGAAAAGAAATTCAGGTTTGGATCAGCGAAAACGTCAAAGATGACTATGATTTTTATGAAAATGCCGGATGGCTAGCGACCAATGACGAATATTTTATTAAAGACGATGTTGAGGCAATTCACTTCAAGATGAAATGGTTCGGTGCTGAACCAGATTCCGAGATAGAGGATTTTAGTTGACGAAATAAGATTTAGTTATAGATTGTAAAATCATTGGATGGGAGAAATTTTATGATTTTTGGAGAAACCATTAGCCGTCCGATCAACCCAGTTGATATGGAATTCTATGAAAGCGCCATCGTTCTCCGCATGGCTTTGTTATTTTCGGGACACGACGAAGCAAAATGGAATTCCTTGAACCATAGGACGCGCGCACGCTGGCTTGATCGTGCTGCCGAGGCTTCGTGTCGTCTTTTCAATGATACCGCTGTAGTGGCTTCCCTGCCCCTTCTGGCGGAGAATCTTCGGAGCCGAGTGTGAGACAGATTACCGCCGAAGACATCACACGATGACCGACGAACTGAATGATATTGTAGATGAGCGAGCCCGCTTTGCTGAATGTCTGGGTGGCATTTCTGGCAAAGAAGTTGTCGGGCTTTTGCTGCAAATCATGCGGAGAGAATATCACGTCTATACGACCACGACATCTGGTAAGACGGTTCGTCTTTGGCGCGGCAATCTGATTGGTATTCCAATTGAAGTTATTGAAACCAATGTTGGGAATACAAAATTACTCAACCAAGAATTAGATTATTTCATCAGCAATGTAGAATGGGAATTCTCATTCTCGATGATGCGGAAAGCTGATTCATTCGCGAGTCCAAAAACAATGGATGTCGTAAACTTTGGCGGCACACGCGTGCAACTCACCTACCCAAAATTCGAGGGCGATCTAGATGACTATCGTCATGATATGTCTTTGATACGCCTAATGGGATTGGATCAAGAAGTTGAGGTTGCGGAAGTTATGCTCCCGTTTGAAAAATGATTCGTTTTCCTTGACCAATTATGGTTTCGTAGTAGATTAGTTCAGAATGTTCAGTTAGGAGATTTCATTATGAACTACACAGACCTTGAGCAAATGGAAGACGTGTTCACCTTAAAGGATGATACCTTTTATGGGTCTGTGCATAAAACGATTGGTGATTCGACCATCACTGTTTCAAATTCTATGGAAAACGGCATCTCTTACCATATTGATGGGCACATTTGTTCGAGAGAGGATGCTGTTTGCTGGTGGGAGACACCAGTTTCGTCCAAAGAACTAAAAAAACTCCGAGCCGAAATTAAATCTGCTTTAGCAGAACATCGAGCAGCGCAGGAGAAAGATATTCGCGTCGTTACTCGCACGGGTTATAAAGAAATATTTTGTGAAGCAATCGATAAAGCCTCACAAGTTTTTGAAATGTTTATGAGTTCATATTCTTCGCCGATAGAAGTCGGCGTTCGTGAAGGTATGATTCGTTGGGCGATTAATGAGCTGATCTATGCTCATAATTACCTAGAGTCTATGACAAGTTTTGGGTCAAAGTTCAAAGAGATTGACGAAAAGACGGCTGTGATTAGTCCCTACAATTTGAAGAATTTTCTGAACTCTTCGCGCTTAAGCAATGATGTAATGTTTCTCAAAGGGGCGATCAGCGATCCCTTTATAAACTTGCAAGTTGAAGACGCGGGTATTGGTATGAGTATGCATCAGCATGCAGCTATGAATGTGCGTAAAGCACAATTCATTCTCAAAAACCGCATCGATTTCTTGTTGAAGGTATAATGCCTAATACCATAACAAAAATCTGGGTTGAACGGGTTGGCGACTCTTATCAAGTGTCGCTAATGAACAACTGTAAGCAGAAGTTGGAAATCGGCGAGCCGAAGACTTTACAAGCTGCGCTAACCGATGCTCACGAACTCGGTGATTATTTCGATGTGACCGTGAAGCCATTTTTGGATGATAATTTTAAGGTAGTTAAACCAGAAATTCTCAGAATCACTTTCAACAATAAGCGTGTTAGAACGCGCGACCAACTTATTGCCCAATATCGACTGACGACAGGCGAATTGAATTGGAACAGGCTCATGCATTATGAGTGGACAAAGTTCCATAATCAAAACCCTAACGGTTTTTCACAGAAAAACGATCTCAGAAATTGGCTTTTTCCTTTTCAGGTTTCAGGACCCAAGAATGCGGATGCGGCGTCAGCCGCGCGAGATTGGCTCAAAACTTCAACCAATGGTGCATGGCTACTATCCAAGGGAAATATCTATCTTTTCAGTGATGATCGTGACGCAGCACTGTTCAAGATGTTTCACCATGAATCTTGACAAAAATTTGCGCGGTTTATCGCTTTCGGAATTTGAAAAGTTAATCAACGCATGCTGCATGGAAGGTAAGCGCAGTCATGATGTCGCTAAAGATGATTTTTATCCCAATATTTATTGGGAACACAATATAATCGGCGTTCCTATTAATTTCTATTATCACAAAGATGCAGAAATCAAGGTTCGCAATTTCAAACTTTTTGGTGACGGTTGGTCCATTCATTTTAAGGGTACTCGGTCAAGTATCGATTTACCCGTGAATGAGTATCATATGGTATTCATTCCAGTTCGTTGGTATGTTTTTGATTTTCAGCGGCGGGGCAACCTTGGTAGGTATAAGCATGACCTATCTCTTTTGAGGTTGACGTTATGAAAAAACCTATGTCTATAGAAGAAATACTTTGTGGCTTGTCTATGGATGAGCTTGAAGGGCTCATTAAGTTGTGTTGCACCGAAGGGGAATTCTCACATAAAGTCCATATATTTCATTTGTCTCGTGAAGATTCTATGAATTGGAAACACAAAATATTAGGCATAAAGTTAAATTTCAGATCAAATTGGATAATGAATGGAATGCTGTCTGACTTTAAGTTGTCAGGAAAAGGATGGTCTTTGAATTTTTCTGGAGTTGTTTCGATAAACACAATTCTCAATGAGGACGAAATCCCGATGAGAATTGGACCTATACACGAAACTATTCAAAGCTATAAAGTTTATCATTTCTATCATCGTGGAGATATTCAAAAGTTTAAGCACGACATGTCCTTATTGAGGATGATGCTATGACCAATGATCTAACGGATGTATGGACTAACTCTAAATGAGCTTGGAAATCTGCTCAATATTTGCTGCACCCCCAAAAATAACCCTTGACTTACGCCCGCCCCGGCCCTAAGCTGCTTCTTGTCGGGCCGGTCGGGTCCGGGTTGATCGCTGGAGAGTGGTTATGGTCCTGCTAACTGAAGAACAAGCGCGCGAAATTGTTGAGCGCACGCGCGAACAACTTAAAAACTTCGCCCGGCGCACCGCGCAAAGCCCGTTCAAAGGCTAGGTCGCCAAAAACCTCATAATTATTAACTACGGTGATCTCTATGGGGTCTCGGTCGGTCCTCTTCGAGACCCGAACCCCCGGCTTCTCGTCGCTCGCCGGTGTACCGGGCGCCCTAATGCCCGTTAAGTGCTGGCTTTAATTTGTCAATCCAGCGCCGCCTACCTTGGATATCGTTCACACGATGATAAATAGGTTTATGCGATATCCTGAATTAAACGATGACAGTCTCGTCTTTGGTGTGGACTATGATGTGGAGTTCAAAAGTGTCCCTGAATCGGAGGGATGCCACCTTCTATACGAGCGCGTTCCTTTGACACCTGAGCAAGCAGAACTTTACAGAATTCATCTGTCGCAGTTAGCGCGCGGTGCTGAGCCGCCTCACGGCTTGGGGCGTCCTGTATTGGAACCTCAATCGCAAAAGACTGACTGATTCCGCCCCCAGAGATCGTAACCGTCAAATTTCCTGACCCCAGAGATCGTAACCGTCAAATTTCCTGACCATCCACCATTCTCATGTTTTAGGTCGGGGACGCCTGACACTTTAACGCTGACGGTCACGCTTGCCACTATCTTCCAAGAATGGGGCGAAGATATAAAGTCTATGTGTTCGCCAATGAGCAAGATGCCCTCATGTTCAAGATGTGTTTATAGATCGTAAGCGACCACATTTCCCTTGCGTGTCGTTCCGATTTGTCGTGAGTCAATTTGACCCGACCATCTGGGGTATTCATCGCCTGACGTGTGTGGCTTAACTTTCTCCATAACCAAAATCGGCAAACCAATTTCTTTGTTAAAATAGAAAATTCGGCATGGCGCTATTGGAGCGAAATCGTTCTTGCGATCATGTTGGTAATATTTTGCTTCTCGCATGTTATCCCATATTCCCTTATCATTTTTAGGAACTTTGAAAACATACTTGTCGCCTATAAAGGTCATCCGATAGTTTCCAGTGCTATACGGGTAATTTTTATTAAGAAAATACTTGATAATTTCCATAGCATGGTCTTTTAATATTTTTTCATACTCAGAATTAACCGAATCAAAATGCAGGAAATGCTCCAACCATTCAAGATCGGTTTTCTCAGTGATGATTTCGTGATATCGCATCAAATTATTTATGAGGAACATATGAAACTTTTTCTAGATGACGAACGCTTCCCGCCGGGATCGGGCGAAGGCTGGATTGTTGTTCGGAGTATGCGGGAAGCCATAGATTATATGGAAGCCAATGGTTGTCCTTCTTATTGGTCGTTTGATCATGATCTGGGCGATAACGAACCTACTGGATACGATCTGGTCAACTGGATCATAGAGCGCGATCTTGACGCGGAAGGGAAGTTCATTCCAATAGATTTTGACTTTTATGTTCATAGTCAGAATCCAACAGGGAGAGACAACATCAATTTCAAGCTCCGTCCCTATCTGGATCAGCGGTGAAACCAAAGGTCAAGCTTTTCGTTGACTAATTTTGATTTTGCGGGTAAATATTGCTCATGATGATTACAACAAGAGCCCAACAACAAAAAGTTGGTGCAGCCGCCATAAAAGTTGGTGGTTATAGAGAACTTGTCCGTCTTAGCCAAGAATGGCAAAAGACGAATGATCCTATTCTTCGTTGTGATCGATCTGGCAGATACTACGTAGGAGAACGGAATGAGACAGAGAAAGCCGAGAAAGCCTCGGAACATGGTGGCAAGAGCTGTGCGAGAGTGCAAGCTTTTCTCGCCAAAAGTCGTTCCCGCCAAAAAGGGTAAGGGGACAGTTTATCAACGTCGGAGCCGGAACGCCAATGAGCCTTCCGGCTCTTATCATTTCTGGTTGACGAAAAGTTACATGTGGGCTTAGTATTCGACCTAAATATTAGATGCGCCCCCGTGAATTTCTGAACCTGAATGAGAACGCTCCGGCGATCCGTCTCTATCATGGTTCACGCATAGATTTTCCAGTCGGTACTATTCTGACCGCGCAAAAGGAAGGCTACGCCCACGGAAGCGGATACGACGGTGAAGAGTTGATCGCTCGTCAAATGTGCGAGGCTGGTCTTGACCGCTATCGTCCGACAGGAGCCCCAAGTCGTAAGCAAGCCGTTTTTATGTGCGATAATCCCGATAAGATTGATCTGGCTGGCGGTTATGATGATTTTATCTACGAGGTTGAGCCTATCGGAGACGTGTTTAAAGCTAACTTGTATTGGTATAGTGATCTCGAAGGCTATTGCTTTCATCTAGCGGTCGAAGCTGAAGAACCAGACGAAAATGATGTCCGACGCTGCGCTAAAGGCTATTGGAATTGTGTTCCGAATGATCTGGGAGAACCGGGGCGAGATTTGATCGAATATCTTGCGGGGACCGCTCGCATTATCAGAAAAATTTCTGGTTGAAGAAACGCATAAATAAGTAATGCGCTGGAATGAGATCATCAACGAGAGTCGTTCTGCGGAACTTTACCACGGAACGACGGCGGAAGCCGCCGAGCAAATCGCGCATAGCGGCTTTCTACAGTCTGGCCGTCTCTACAAAATCAATGGCCGTGAGAACCCCGGCATCAGTGCTACCCGCGACAAACATCTGAATTATAGCTGCGAGGATGGCCCCGGTAGCGCCAGTGTGATTTTCGTTCTCAATCAAAGGAACATCGCGGCCCGTTATCGCATCGTCCCGTATATGGACAACGGGTTTTCCCGAGCAGACACCACGGAAAGCGAAGAGGTGATCTGCACGAAGCAACTTCCGCTCAACGCAAAAACTGTTGATTCGGTTGTGTTTCGTCAACCAGCGCCGACCCTTTTGAAGTGGTGCGAGGCAACCGGTATTCCAACCCATATTGAGTATTTCGAGCACGACGAAAACGATCATTGGGACCCTGACCTATGGTGACGATGACGACGATGATCAGGACGATGAATTTGATTTTCGCGAGTTTGGTCAGTAGTCACCGGGGGCTTATCCTCATAGCGCACTAAAGGCTATTTTCTGGTTGACGAAAAATTTTATGAGCTATATGTTGGGCTTATGCCCTCGTTTGATTTTACCAGTCCTACCGAAACAATTTTGAAGCTTGCCAGCGCAGCTCCGATCTATCGGGGAATTTTAGGCTGGCCGAAGTCAATTGATCATAGAGATATTCGCAATCTTGTAGAAGCGAACTATTTGCGTCTTTTCTATGACTGGCAAAGAGACAGAGTTCTCGTGAAAATCACGCCCGCCGGGCAGTCTAGGTATAATGATATTATATGTGCCGATCTCCAACCACTGGACAAATAACATGAAAAGATCAACATGTGCGGCGATCTTGCTGGGCACAATATCTTTGTATGCCTGCTCCTCTAATGTTAGTCAACCATCCACACCACACGATATTATCGCCGCCTACTTGACCAAGAATGGGTTTCACGTGGTTGATGTATCGATGATTGCTTCAACTGGTGCAGAATCGGTTTACTCGGGTTCTGAAGCTACGATTGAAAAGCCAGAAACTGTCTGTCTTTCAGCTCCTTTCGGCGCCATGTATCGCGCGTATAGTGCTGATGGACAACAACACATTGGCATCGCATGTTTGGAAAAAGACAACTCCATCACGATTCCTCTTCAACGCTGATTTTTAGGAAAAAATTATGACCAACCCAAGCACAAATATCGTCTTTGCGGATCAATGGGGTGGGAGCGCTGATTTTATAAGTCGCGCCTTCAATCATCCAATAATTGAAAGTTTTGATGCCGCTTATGCTACACAAATCAAGGTCTCTATTGTCATCAATATGACGGGCACCTTTAAAGAGGTCATTGAATTTATTGTTCGGGATATACCTTCTCCCAATATTAAATTCTCCGAAGCTGGTAGTTTCATTGTTCAAAACCATAATGTAATTAAATCTTTGTTAATCCACGGAAGCGTAGATGTCAAAGACCCCTTTAAAATTTTCAATCGTTCATGTAAAATTTATTTGAACGGTAGTTATGACGCAGTTGAACAGACTTATAATCGCCTTAATGACTACAATATAAACAATAAGAAAACTTTGTTATATTGGTGTTTTAAATCGAATGATAATATAGAGTTCGTTAAGTTTCCTCTCACTACTAATAGCCCAATTAGGTCTGAGTTTTATCCGTGGCTCGGGAAAGAAAATGTCAACGATTACATTGATCGTTTTGAAAATTCAAATTCAAACATTTTGATTCTTTTAGGAGAACCCGGAACTGGGAAAACTTCTTTTATACGTTACCTTATTACAAGAGCGAACCAGCACTGTTTTACCACTTATGACGAAGAGGTAATGCAGCAGGATCAGCTTTATGTGAAATTTTTGTCGGAAGATGTCCGTTATCTTATTTTGGAAGATGCTGACCTACTTTTGACAGATCGTATCAACACGGGTAACCGTGTCATGAGCAAAATGCTGAATGCGGCAGATGGGCTTGTTTCGTTCAATGATAAGAAAATGATTTTTACGGCGAATATCCGAGACAAGGCAAAAATCGATGAGGCATTAGTTCGCAAAGGACGCTGCTTCGATGTTGTAGAATTTGAAGCTATGTCTCCGGAGCAAACAGTCAACGCGGCGAAGGCGGCTGGGTTAGATTTTAAATTCAATCCTAACCAGATACCGCGACGTTATTCTCTGGCAGAAATGTTCAGTTCGGCAGCTTAACTTATTTGACAGCACATTTGTTTAACCATATATTGGTTTTGTAGGAAGCAGATGCATATGGTTCTTACAAACGCCCGTCGTTTTGTGGTCCGGTAGACGTTAAACACCCAAGACTGCCCTTTGCTTGTTTTGGTAAATGAGCACTGCTGTGGAGAGCACTCGTCCTTCTCCTACGTTGTGGTGAGACGTTAAAGCACATCACGGTCTCGCTTAAGACCATAGACCCAGAATTGGCACTTCGGGGTCATAGCATTTTTAAAAGAGAGATGATGTGAAACCACTATTACAAGTCGTTGATGTTGCGTTAGCGCGCAGTCTACCGATGGGCGAAAACCAAGTATAGCTTCGAATCTAAACCGATATGGATGCGTAAGAGCTGCAGTTCGAACAGCTATGAAGAAAAATCAAGTTCTCGTAAAAATCGGGGTTACCCGACTGAGAATGACTTAACCTATAATGAAATCAGGCTCGGGCATCGTTTCGTCACTATAATACAACCTGAACAAAACGCGATCATTTTCATCTGAAAAATAGAATGAACCATATCTTTCACTATAGCTCATAGGATTCTTGATATTTTCCCGACACCATTCAACCATGCTGTTTAACATTTCAGAATTGTAGTTGCGATCATTGAAAAATGCCGCAGGATAAAGACCGAACTCAAATCGTCCTTTTCTTTGGTCCAGTTCAGGAAATGGTTCCGTATGCCAAAACTTAGCCACGGACGATAACCAAATCAGGATTCTCGTAAACATGCACGAGCGTATTGACGGGGATGTAATCGGTATCGATATCACGGCTGTAATGCAGATATTCGATTGCAGCTAATAATTGCTGCTTGTCAAACTCACTTGGCACTACAATCTCGATGATCGTAACCCATTGTTGATCTTTGCCCTTTGATTCATCGTAACGAACCATAGTTTTATCTTCGGATCGAACCGGGAGTGCGATCAGATCGTTACCTTCGCGCCAACGCAGATAGCGCCGAAAATCTTGGCAAAGACCAACAACCCATTCGGGTCCAAATTCTTCGCCAAAATGAATCAAGATCGGTAAAAGAGCAAATAAGCCTATCAGGGCAAAGATGTCTCGAAAAATTCCTATAGCGTTCATAGCGTCATTCCATTTCACATTCGTGCAGCAAACGAAACTCTACATAGTCTGTTAGGCTTTCAAAAAGAAACACTATACCATCGTCTGCTGTTTCGTCTTTGGCGGACCAGCGTCCTGTTTGGCTGCGTTTTTGGTGAAACCTAACTATTTCGTAGAACTGCTTATCAGAAATTTGCGTAGTTATAGTATGAAACTTGATTTCTTGTCCAGCCAAGTGTAACTGATCCTCGGGAACATATTTTGAAAAAGGATCAAACCAAAAATTCATGTTATCGGAAAACACTAGAGGGTTTCCCTGTAAAAATCTCAAATCACGAGCTAATTTAATAATCTTGCGAATTCTTTCTTTGTATTCATCGCTGAATTCAGATGGAGAACAACGAAGGTCGCATCGTCCTCGTTGGAGAATTAATCTATAATTTCTAATGGTCGCGAATTGATCAAAAATTATATGACGATTACCATTATGCAATCCAGATAAAGCAGAAATGTATTCTCGAATTTCTTTTTTCTTTTTGGTATAAAATTCGATCCTGATGTGCGTGAGCGAATCATACCCCGAATGCGCTCCTGACCACGCCAATGATCTCTCGACATCTTGGCCGCGAGCACGCTTGTTCTGTCTCCAAAGAAGAATATCTTTTTTCAGAATCGTATTCCCGAACGATACCGCACTTCGACTTTGCCGGGTGTCAGTATATAATAACTGCTTTCGTTGCCTTCAACTTCAAGATATAACACAAGCTTTCCGGCCGTCATGCCGTCAGCAATTATTTGTGCTGCATCAGTGTCCCAGCAATACCAAACTTGAATTCTGTCATTGTAGCCGCCGAAATAGGCTTCGTCGCGCTCACTTAGAAGAATGGAGCCATCTTCGTTTTGGCTGATCCAACCCTCAAAATCTTCTGGATTTGGATCGTCAAACTCAACCAATTCACGAATGGCTGAATTTTCAACCAGAGTTTTATTCAATTCATCAAGGTCTTTGAAAACGATGCCTTCATTTTGATGAACGGTCAGATAGCAAGCCAAAACCATTGGTCTATTCCTTAGAATTAGAACCAAATTACCATCTCATATGATTCCGTCAACCAAAAATTCTAAATAGAGTATGCGCGCTTACGAAGTCCTATCGGAAGGTTTCAGTTATATCGGAAACTGCACTGACAAATATACGGCTCCTCATCTTGAAGAAATGATGGATAAAGCTAAGCAAATCACTTATCGCACCTTTGTTAAAGCAGTCGGTCTTGATAATGTAAGAGAAATTTTTGGTGACTATTCATGGGGATATCAGCGTGGAGATGTTCGTATGAAGAATGATCCTTATGTATCATACTATCGTAGCACTTTTGATGGACAACCATGCTATTATGTTCGTCACTCTGGAATCGAATACATCTTTGTAGGAGAACAAACAGAAGGTGAATTAGAAAAGAAAACCATACCGATCTCCGCAAATCGGTTTTCTATTCTTGGAGATGGCGCCATCGTTCAAGGGATGTCTGACAGTGCCAGTGTGTTCCATGGCTCCAAAACTCCGAATTCGCTTGAAATTATGACATCGCGTGCACCAAGTGCAAAAGCAGCCAAATCTTTGATGCGGATGATTCGTCAATCTAAATTAGAAATGATCGAATGCGATGGTGATGAAACATCGGCAAAAGAAATAATGTCTTGGCTTCGCAAGTTTATCTGAGAATAGAATTGGCTCGAATGCCTTTTTCTATTGGTCCAACTTCATCATCCTGAACAGGTATATTGGCAACACGGAACGAATTTATATCGTCATCATTCCAAAATACGTAAGCATTATGAAGAACTCCTATTGCCCCGCCGCCACGAGCCCCAGCCCCGGCAAGTTTGATGCCGCCGTCATATTGCAGTCCAACGTATCCAGAATTTTGAAGGGCGGACATGAGCTTGTATTGGTTTTCTTTCTTGTGAAACAAAGTTGTTCCGGCGTGTGTTCCATTCCAAAGAATATCTAGAGAAGGATTTTCTCCTTTACCACCAAAAATACTATCGGTCCAAGCATAACGGGCGCCATGCTTTTTGAAACCAGAAACATAGCTATCAAAAGTATGGCCCATAGTTTCTTGGTGACCATCCATAGCACGCAAGTCCATCGGACGATCTTCTTTGCCGTCTAAAAATAATTCTTTAACTATTTTTAGAACTTCATCGGAAAGTGGACGATCTGTGTGAACAACCCGTGCTACATAGTTTTCGGGAACTTCAAATTTTGAAATTGAGCCTGAGCGATTGGGTTTGGCTAGAACATATTCACCAGTGGTCAATTTTACAATACGAAGATTCGGGCGGCGATTTTTAAATACAGCCTTTGCTTTGTCAACATAAACGCGAATTGCTTTGGATCGAGCTATTTTAAATGCTTCATTAAACTCTTGGCTAAGTTTTTTCTCAACAGCTCTGTTTTCTTCTGCTTTAGAAGAATCGCTCCAGTCTAAATCTCCTCTGGCTTTATAAAAATTAGCCTGATATTCTTTCTTTAGCTTTTCAACTGCTTCATCAAAGCCAAGTTCAGCCATGATTTTCCGAAGATAATTACGCATTAAATCCTGTGTAGTATATGGAATCAGTTCATCATTCCGTTCATTTGCACGATATTCTATATCATCGCCGCCAACGTCTTTTACGGTATAATCACCAGCAATATCAGGACTATCGGTTAGATATATACCTTGACCAAAAAGCCCCCACTCTTTTGTTTTCGCGACTTCAAAACGCTCAATAGTTTCACTGTCGCCCCGATAGAGAGTTACAGTGCCAGAAGCCTCAAAGAGTTTTATCCATTCGCGCATACGATATTTAGCTCTTAGGCTATCGTATTCATATTTGGCGAAGATATTGTTTTTCCAGATTGTTCGTCCACAATGGATTCCAATTTTACTGGACCATCCAAGTATAGCTCGTTTTCATCTGGATGCGTAAAATGAGATGTGAGACTTTTCATCCAATTAATTGATGAAGCAGGAGCAACTCCAAATAAAATAATAACATGTGCTTTTGGAGCTTGATCGTGATAACCAACCGACGCACTACTCTCATTGTAGGTCCAATGATGTCCGAGCTTTGCTCCATTTTCGGTAGCAACAAGAAAAGAATTGATATCATCAACCGAAATCATACGGCAGACATCTATAATACCCCTCGACTGTATGAAATAAAAAGTCTCCATACAGTGGTCAAAATAAGCACTCAGAAGACCGTCTTCGTCTCCTTCATAGTCTGGTAATAGATATTGTATTGAGCTTTCTTCAGCGTGGGGTGCAATATTTAAAAGAAACTTATCCTTATTATCTACCAGATAATCAATCGGATTGGCAGAAGCTTCTTTTATTTCCGAATATCGCATCCGATATTTATTAGGAGAAGTCCTCCAACTGGTCTTCAGCGGGTTCCATCCGCCAAGCGCAGACGATGAGCTTGGAGCCATCCTTGAAGGTCGCCGTGTAGCTCAGTCCATATTCGTATTCGAAATCTTCCAGTTCCCATTTCCAGTGACGATCAACGATCTTCGCGGCATCATAGATAATCAGATCGTCACTATCGATCCCGGCGAAGCTGTTGATTGCGAGGTGCGCGATGGAAACGGCGGCTCCGAACTTCTCGCCGGTCATGTCGATCCCGAACTTCAAACCGTCTTTGTTGACTTGCATGTCCATTTTTATTAGCACCCGTGATAGATCGTAAGAAGCTTCACATTGGTGTTGGGATGACGAGGCACGTAAAGAGCCATTTCGCCGTCCCAGCCGTCCTCGTCATATCGGGGATGATCGCTGGTGATTTGCTCAAACAGAACTTCGTTTCCAGTGTGATAGCTCTTGATCGTCAAAGAACGCGGAAAACGACCATCAGGCAAATGATCGCTCGTGAGAAGGAGATCGCCAGTTTCCTTACGGAATTCGCAATCGGCAGTCGAGATCATAAAATTCTCCTTCATTGCTACAATAGAAGGATACTATAACCCGAAATTTCGTCAAGCAAAAACTTCTATTCGGGTCTCCGAACCAAAGTTACTTGACGCTTCCTAACACGGCGTGAAATCGTTTCTTGCAGGCTTACACTGGGACCAGCTTGTAGGTCAAAGTCTTTACGACTGAAGTGTTTCAAATATGGGCGGAAAGGTCGCATAGCTTTCCCCAAAAAAATGTTAATCGGGATTTGGCGATTACTCTCCCACCACCATTGTTGCCCACAAAGCAAGAATTGTTTACGCAATGATTCCTCTGGAATTGAATCCAGAACATACATAGACAACAGTTGACTATCAGAGTTTTGAATGATTCCAAGATACGGAGTATCAAGTAAAACACCATAGCTCAGAAAAGGAAACTTTGTCAGGATTGCCGCGATACGCTCGTCGTCCATGAAACCATATATTACTGTTGGTTGGGTATTTATACACGGAAAATTTCATTTTGTTTCAGCCGATAAATATCTGATGCGATACCACGAAATCATTGCCGAGAATGCAGGAACCTTAACGCTTTGGCATGGTGGTCGCGATCTTGAATCATCGTATCACGAAGTTCGTTCTCATGCGAAAGGTCGCTGGGAGCATGGGCCGGGACTTTATTTGACAACACACTATGATACTGCCGCAAAATACGCCAAGGGTGGTGGAAAACTTTATAAAGTTACCGTTAGAAAAGGCACAGATATTAGCGAAGTGGAAATATCGTTTAATGACGCGATGGATTTTGTAAACAGCAATGTAAAAGGTTCAAAGCGTAAGCAAATGGAAACTGATTTAGCTAATAATATGTCACGCCGAAATGCTAAAAGTATTCCTGCCGAAGTTATGATCAATCTCTGTTTGAATTGTGAAGCTATTCCTAACACTAAAACTAATGTTTTGCGCCAATTCTTAATTGATCAAGGTGTTGATTATGCTTGGGTTAATCGTTATGGCGGCAGAAACGAAAGTGTTATGGTAGTCATAAACCCTAAAATTATAACACGAGTTCAAGTTGTCCCCGCAAAAGATGTCAAAGATGGCTTTGAGCTTCCTAATACTTTTCAAGAATCATTGAATGAAAAGCAGGAAGAGAACTAAAAATGCTCACAGTTATCATTGCCGAAGGCTATCGTTGTGTTGGTACTTGCGTCACATCTTTTGACGATGATGGAAAGTGTAATGTCCCTGATCTTCCGTGGGCGACAATTTCTGATTTTGAATTGGCTGACGAACAAGCTGAACATCTTACTGTTCATGAATTTTACGCACATGTTCCGCCTGACCCGCACATTGAAGCCGAGCTTGATGGTCACGAAGTAGAATACTTGTTTGTTGATGGTGTCTTTATGGTATATGATTTAGATACTAATAGGCACTATTTCTTTGCTTGACGCATACCTCTTTGATGAAGACGATCTCCTTGATTTTATAAAGACCACGCTTGCGCGGCAAAATAATTCTGTTCGTCTTTTCAAACAGATCGGCACGGGAACCATTGATTACGATTTGATTTCCGAGAAGGCTCCTCCCGAACCCGATTCTAAATTGTTTGAAGAGATATTGACTGATTGATTTTTCTGGGTCATAAAAAATTAGCAAACCAAAAGAGAGCTTCGTGAAAATCCTATCTGGTAATTCGAATCCGATGTTTGCCGCAGAGATTGCGAAATATCTGGACATCGATGTGTCCAACTCCCAACTCAAAACATTCTCGGATCAAGAAATTTCCGTCCGTATCGCAGATAACATGCGTGGAAAAGATTGTTTCATCGTTCAATCCACCTGTGCTCCCGCAAATGATCATTTGGTTGAGTTGCTTATTTGCATTGATGCCCTGAAGCGCGCTTCAGCAAGACGCATCACGGCAGTGATGCCATACTTCGGATATGCGCGGCAGGATCGCAAAGGCGGACGAACTGCTATTTCGGCAAAGTTGGTCGCCGACATTCTGACCGCTGCTGGCGCCCATCGTGTCCTTACGATGGACCTCCACGCTGGGCAGATTGAAGGCTTCTTCAACATTCCCGTTGACAACCTCACAGCCATGACCGTGATCGCGGAAGATATAAAGCGAACGCACGATAACGTTCGGATAATTTCTCCCGATGTCGGCGGCGTCGCGCGGGCTAGGGCTTTATCGTCAAAACTGGGCATCGGTCTTGCCATTGTGGACAAGCAGCGTCCAGAGGCGAATGTCAGCGAGGTTATGAACATCATCGGTGACGTATCAGGGTTTAACTGCATCTTATTTGATGATATCGTTGATACCGCTGGAACGCTCTGTCACGCTGCCGAAGCGTTGCTCGAAAAAGGCGCCAAAAGTGTGTCGGCTTACGTTAGCCACGGCGTGCTTTCTGGTCCTGCACTGGCGCGGATCGCTGCATCTTCGCTAAACGAAGTGGTAATTACCGACTCTATTCCGCTTTCACGCGAAGTACTGGATAAATTCGGAAGCCCTGTTCGGGTAGTGTCTGTCGCCAATCTGTTTGGCGAAGCTGTGCGACGCGTAGCACAAGAGGAATCAGTCTCCAGACTATCCTATTATTAGGATTACGAAAATGTTTGAAAAACCTCCTCAAAGTCAAGAAATAGACCTCAACGCCCTGTGCGAAGCTGCAGCGGATCGTTGTATATTATCTCCTGATGACTCTCTTAGAGAATTAACAGCTTCTGCGTTTGAAGACACTGACGCAGTTATTAAGAAGCATCGCAAGGAAAAAAAGTATTTTAAAAAATTGATTAAGGGTATTCCATCCCTTAAAGCAGTACAGTTAAAAGAAAAGCCCATATTTGAAAAACCATCTAAAAATGGTGTTCAGCACTACGTTGTTTATTTGGTGCTGGGACAAGTCGAGTCCGATCAACATTACATTTTGTTGAACCTCGTCACCGGAAAAATCCTAAAGGGTGCATATCGACTTGAAGATTTTATTGAAGCCGACGCATCGATAGCGATTCTTAACGCGCATTTCCCATGATGAATTGATAAAATTCATCGGAAGGCTTCACGTTGTGATCTTCGATGTAATGCTTATAACCTTCGGGCCAACGCCAATTGCTGGTTTTGAACTCGGTAGACCCATTGTTCTTATTGCATAGCCTGCAATTAGACCAACCTTTATAACGGTCTACGGGAGTCCTTGACTCTTTCTGGGTAAGCTTTTCTAAAAATTCAGCCTTCCCCTCCCACGGCTCGTCATTTGCGACGGGACTTGGATATTTCGGTTCGTATTTGCTGTACCAATAGCCTTCTATTTTGATCATTGCGTCTTACGGACCTCCGTCACCAGCTTGCCGCTTCGCGAGTTGTTGGGCTATCCATAGTTCTGCATCTTCAAGGTCTCGGCGCGGCAAATCTTCCGGCCAATCGCCTTGGTTTTCTTCTCCTGCTAGCATGGCGGTTACCGCTGATGACATCGCTTCAAGCAAGCGTTTTGTGAGCCGCCTAGTCATGACTTAATCCACCAGATCGCGCTTGGTGGGGGCGCTTTGATCGGGTCGCCGCCCACGAACGAAACGATGATAAGGAACATAACCCGAAACCTTCATCAATCCATCCTTCCAAGACTGCTGCCAACGAGCACCGAGAATGAGGCCCTTGCGGCGAGCGGCCTTGCACTGGTGGCAAGAACAAAATGAGCTTCCGCTTTTCATAATTGCCTCCATTGCCTAATTGATGATTGACGTTAGCATTTTTAATTTATCTGTCAAGTAAAACGGCAGCGGCTAAATACACAATGACCGCTTCGATCTTCATCTTCAACATGCCAAAAGTTGTAACGTTGACATTAGGCGGTAATCCCGGAGCCGCACTTATGAATTATCCCGTCAACTCAACTGATTTCAAGCTGATAAAGGGAATTACGAACGAGATATTCTTCTTCGTAAAAGATGTTGATAGACATCCCATCACAGCCAATTCGCTTGCAAACTCTGGAATCGTTGATCTTAGAATAATCATTACAGATGATGAAGATCACCATCTGTTGTTAGGTAATCAAAACTCTGCCACAACAACTTACACAACGACATTCCTAGAAACTACGACCATTCTTTCTAATAATACGGTAATTATTACAAATACAACAGTGATCACGTCTAATTCAGTTGCTAATTCTTCTGGATCAAATTCGACAGCTAATTCCAATTCGGTTTCAAATACTCCCGTATCAAATACTGTTTTAATTTCTTCTGTTGGTGCGGGGCAATACACTGTTCCTGATTATGTTAATTCTATAGTTATAGAAACATGGGGACCGGGTGGTGCAGCGGTTAATTCTCCCGAAACGGGTGCTGCTGGCGGAGCATATGCTGAAAAAACTATTCCCGTCATGACAGGCGACACATTCGATTATTTTGTGGGTAATTCAGCTACTCCCGAACAAGCGACGTTTTGGGGAAATTCATCCGATCCAAACTCCGCTACTTTTGGTGCGTGGGGCGGCGCGTGGATTTCAAATAATGTTACGGACGTTTCTTATCAGCTTGGTTCGCCATTCGGCGCCTTCGATGTTGGCTTTTACGGTGGTGTATCAAATACAGGACAACTCATTGGTCAGGCTTCTGCGTGGTCTGGTGGAAACGCCGCCTCAAACCCCGCAGGGTTAAACGAAAGCAATGTTGAGGGTGGCGGACCAAGTAATGGAAATGCTGGAACAACTCCCGGAGGCGGCGCCCCCGCCGCTGCTGGCTTGGACACGGTATATGGTGGACCGGGACAAATTCGCATAACCGAAATCTATGATCAAGCCGCGTTAGCGAATGCTCTCGCCAATTCTAATTCAGTTTCGAATTCAGTTTCTAATTCAAATGTTTCTTCCAATTCGGTAACCATCACAAATACTGTTACTACGACAGTAACTTATATTACCAACACAATAAGTTATGATCCAAGCGTACTTATTCCAGCACCCGGAATTGATCCAGCAAAAGGTGTTTGGATGCTTAGTCTTAAAGCATCTGACATTGCTGACTGGCCGATTGGTTATCTTCGTTATGGCGTTGTGGGGGACCGTCTACAAGGCGATCAGGTGATGCTCTATACTGATAGAAATTATGGACCATATAGTGATTTAGAGGTTTTGGCTGGACCGTTCCCACAACCACCAGAAGCAACTATTATTACGCCCGAAATGTGCGTCCAACAAGGACGAAGCCTTTACAGTGGAGCTTTTCCGGGAGCCGCACAAGTTGGAAATCTTAGTGGGCAACACGGTATTGTTTTACAACTGACGAATTTCACGGGTTCTATTTCAATGCAAGCATCTCTTGAGAATGAACCGCCAGTAAATAGTTCGGATTGGTTCGAAGCAAATATCACAAGCAGCACTGCTGGAATAATCGATTCAATTGGTAATCCATCTCCTCCACCGCCATGGAACAACAACAATGGTTATGGAGGAACTATTACTTTCAGTACTGAAACAAATGGTCCTATATATGTATCGGCAGTCGGAAATTACATGTGGGTTCGTTTCATAGTTTATTGCGTTCCCGCATCTGGTGGATCATGGACTCAAATTGATTATCGAAACGATTAATTTGAATGAAGCGTAATAAACAATTTGACGATTTTCGTTAACCATATTAGTCTGGAATTATGAAACTTATAGACACATTCGTTGACATCAACGTCGGGCATGCCCTCAAAGGCATTTTAGCCGTTCTAACGTCTGGCTTTGTGCTAGCTTGCATGACGCTTGGCGAGATGGTGCTTTGTATAATACTGTCAGAAGTGCTTCATCTAAAGTATAACGCATTTGCTAGCCAAGAAATAAATGAACTTGCTGGTAATGCAATACTGTTCATACTTCCTTTGATCGGATCAATACCTTTAGCTGTTTTGGTTTGGAAGCAATTTTATCCACCCAAGAAAGAAGAAATTAAAGGCTAATTTTGCGTATTCACCTATTAAGCGACTTACATTTTGAATTCAGTAAGATGCCCCGCAGTTATTCACCACCTGACTGCGATGTTGTTGTGCTGTCTGGTGATATTTGTTCTGGTTTACCCGGTGTAATGTGGGCGATTGAAACCTTCACGGTTCCAGTGATTTATATAAATGGAAATCACGAGTTTTATGTGAAACGTCCATGGCGAGAGCAACTTGCTCGCATTAAAGCCAAGGCAGAGGGAACAAACGTTCACGTTCTAAACAATGAGTCAGTAGTTGTTGATGGCGTTCGCTTTATTGGCGCTACTTTGTGGGCAGATTTTGATTTGTATGGACTACAGTTTTTCCATCAAATGCAAGCTCAAAAAGGAATGAATGACTACAACTTCATTTGGTCAACCGAGCATACGAGATTTACTGCTGAAGATTCTTTGGCTGAACACAAAGTATCCCGATTCTATATCAATGAAGAGCTTTCCAAACCCTTTGAAGGCAAATCGGTTGTATGCACACACCACGCGCCCTCTGGTGTATCTGTTGTTGAAAAGTGGAAATCTCATCCACTGACACCAGCATATGCATCTCGTCTTGAAAACATAATGCTTGATCATAATCCAGTTCTGTGGACGCATGGTCATATGCACGATAGCGTGGACTACGTAATAGGTGATACACGCGTAGTAGCAAACCCGCGCGGGTATCACGGTCAAGAAGTCAACCCATTATACAATGATCAGTTGGTGATTGAGATTTAATTCTCGCGAAGCTTGAAGGTGAGTTTCAGGTCATCATCAATTAAACCGAACTCGATCATTTTTTCAATCAGTTCGGGAATGCGTTCTGAGACACCGAAATCTTCGTTCCATTTAGCATCGAAAACGAACTGAACCAATTCACTTTCACTTTTGTTCGGAAGACCAACCCAATCAAGCAAGAGAGCAGCTAGCAAGCAGGCGCAATCTTCTTCAAAGGTGCAAACTTCATCTGGAACAATTTGGTCAACATCCCCCATCGTGGAAAATCCTGATCCTAAACCAAATTCTGCCAGTTTGCGGCGTTCGGGCACAGAAATTAGAAAGTGAGCGATTTCATGAGCCAAGTCGAACGCATAACGAGACTGACTCACAATCCGAAAATATTCACCCGACCAACCATAGGGATATTCTTTAGTATCAAGAGACCGAATGACCGGCGCACCAAAACTATTGGCGAGCCCTTCGAGACGGTCATACGCATTTTGCTGGAAAGCGTCATCGAATTGAAAATCCGAAGACATGATTTTCAAAAGCTTGTCGGCTTTCATCATGCGCGCCCAGCCAGACGAGTAAAGCGAGCTTTTGCAGCCCGAAGAGTCTCGTGCGAATATTCACCTTTCTTGGTCGGCTTTTGATACCATCCGAACGAAGACGGATCGTTGGGAAGTAGGCGGTAAGCTTCCATAATGGTGTAGGAAGGTGTGGGGTGACGATTTGTGTTTTCAACCAGCACCCAACGACCGCGTCGTTCGATCATTTTACGACCAAACATTGGATCAAGGGTTAGTTCGCTGGGATCATCACGATACATCTTTGCCCTCCTTTATTACAATTGAATGATCTCACAGGTTCAGTATTCGTCAAGCAAAAATATGAGAATCATTTTGCCAATAGAACAAAATCGTCTTATTGTAATAATTAATTAATCACAAAGGCTAAGAAAATTCCGTGAGTAATATGCTATCGACTGTGATACACGATGATTTCGTGTGGTCTACTATCGCGAGCACTATAACGGGCTCACGAAGGGGCGCCAATGGTGCTCAGATGGTCAATTGTCCTATGTGTGTAACGAGAGGTGAGACACCTGACAAGCGGGGCAGACTCGGTCTCACGCGCCGCCCTGATGGTGTTATTTCGCACTGCTTCAATTGTGATTTTCGGGCTGAGTTTAAGATTGGAGAAACACTATCGAAGAATATGCGCGAACTATTAGAACGTCTTGGTGTTCCATCGCGTGATGTTCAAAGGATTAATCATAAGGCGCTTCAGTATCGCCGAATGATTAGTTCGAGTCCAGAAGCACAAGCAGTTATTCCGGTATCGCATAATCCTAGTTTCCCAAGTGTGGCATTACCAGAAGGTTCACATACATTATCCGAATGGGCGGATAATGGAGTTGATGAACAAGACTTTTTTGATGTTGCAGAGTATTTGTTCTCTCGCGGTGAAGCTATTTCTAATTCGGGTGACTATTATTGGTCACCATGGAAGCACAAAAATTTCAACAGAAGATTAATCATTCCATTTACTCATAATGGAAACATTGTTGGATATACTGGTCGTCTGATTGATGATAGCACACCAGACAATCCAAAGTATTTCAATCGATCTCCGGCAAACTATCTTTTCAATAATGAAGTTTTCGATCTGGATACAAAGTACGTTGTAGTTGTTGAAGGACCACTAGATGCAAAAGCAGTAGATGGAGTTTCTCCACTAGGCGCTAAACTTTCAACTGAACAAACACAGTGGTTAAACACATGCGGAAAGCAAGTCATTGTTTTGGCTGATCGTGATAAGTCTGGTCAGCGTTTAATTGATCATGCCATAACAAACAATTGGATGGTTAGCTTCCCAAAACTCAGAGATGGTCACGGTATGGAAAACTGGTGGGACTCCGAAGTCAAAGATGCTGCTGATGCATCTCTAAAATATGGAAAGCTCTATACTATTAGATCAGTCATTTCTAGCGCGGTATCTAATAAAACTGAAATTAGCGTAAAAAGGAAATTGTTATATTGAGACCAATACAATTAAGCCGAAATTATGTAAAAAAAATCAGAATTGCGAGTCTTACATCTATAAGACGTAAAGATTTAAAAGTTTGGAATGACTATAAAAACAAAATAATTGGACGTGCTTCTTTCTATATTTTCTCTATTATAATTTTTCTTATCGTTATTTCTATAGTGATTTTTCTATCTATTTCACAATATAACTAGGTTACCGAAAAATTCAGAATGAAGCGGGGATTTGCCCGCCCGGTATATTTTGAGAGATTTTAATGAGTGATTCACACGAAGAGTTCGGGTTCGAATTCCAAAAACTTATGATTGCTTTTATGATTAGTGATGCTGAGTCTTTTGCTCAGAGTCAAGATATAATCAAACCCGAATACTTTGACGATAAACTACGGCCCGCAGCACGTTTTATTCTTGAATATGCTGACACATATCGGCAAGTCCCAACTGTCGCCCAAATTTTAGCTATGACCAAAATAACAGTCATTGACTATCCACAAGCCGTTACACAACGTTCTTGGTATCTAGAAAAGATCGAAGCGTTTTGTCGCTATCGTGCTTTAGAAAACGCAATTCTCTCGGGTGTTGAACTACTTGAAAAGGGCGAGGGCGCCAATATCGAGCGTATGGTCAAAGAGGCTATGCAAATCAGTCTCGTTAAAGACCTTGGCACAAGTTATTTCGCTGATCCTACTGAAAGACTTGAACGCCTAAAAGATCGTTCAAATTTTGTTGCCACTGGTTGGAAGGCCATGGATGACAAGCTATATGGTGGTTTTACTCGTGGATCATTGAATATTTTTGCGGGTGGCTCTGGATCGGGTAAATCTCTATTTCTACAAAATCTTGCACGAAAATGGGCGACAAGCGGTCTAAATGTAATTTACATTACACTTGAACTTTCAGAAGACCTCGTAAACTTGCGTCTTGACGCAATGGTTACGAACAGAGGAACTAAAGAAGTTTTACGAAATGTTCGCGATACTGCTGCACATTTAGGGGCTTTTGTTAAGAAGAACAAGCCCGGTGATTTGAAGGTTAAAAAGTTTCCCGAAGCAGGAACAACTTGTAATACTATCCGTGCTTATCTTAAAGAATATGAAATCCAAGAAGGCAGGAAGCCTGATGTTCTGCTTATTGACTACCTTGATCTTATGCATCCAAATAATGCAAAGATCGACGTTTCAAGTTTGTTTACAAAAGACAAATATGTTTCTGAGGAAATGCGTGCTATTGGTTCCGATTGGAACATACCAGTTGTATCAGCTTCGCAGTTAAATCGGCAGTCTGTAGATGCCCCAGAATTTGATCATAGTCACATTGCGGGCGGCATTTCTAAAATTAATACTGCCGACAATGTGTTCGGTATTTTTACATCGATGAGTATGAAAGAACGTGGTGTTTATCAAATACAGTTTTTGAAAACTCGCTCCTCATCTGCTACAGGTCAAAAGATAGAACTCTCATATAACAATGATACGATGCTTATTGAAGATATTGAAGGGTATGGAGAAGAATCGCAGAGGCCATCAAGTCTTTCTGATATAAAGAAACAACTTGGTGGACCAACATCTATTAGGGCTGGAGCGGATTCTGATGTTCCAAAAATGGTAGTTCAGGAAATAAGAGAAGGGATGAGTATTAGTCAACTTGCTCATCCTGCTGGTAAAAGTAGAGAGCAAAAACAATCTGAAGCGAAAGTTGGGCCGCTCCGAGAAAATTTGTTTGATTTAGTTAAAAAAACCAGAAGCAATAGTGAAAATTAAGTTATGATTGAGATTATTAAAACATTTGAAGAAATGATTGTCGAAGCAGCTTCATTGGTTTTGGCTGTTGATGAATTTGTTTCAATAGAGGGACAGCAAAACGAAATTGTTTATGCTGGTCTTCAACTTGAACGAGATCATGCTTGTTTGGAACTTATTCAACATATATCAAACAACCCTCTTTTGAGAGTGTTAATACTTGGTGCCGAGGCTGATCGTATTAAAAACGGTCCTAACCTCCCTCCAATAGCCGAGAATGAAATATTGAAAAGACTTTTTGGATCATGTCCTGAAGATTAGCCTTTACTATGGTTAGCCTGATCAGGCTAAATATAGCAATGGGCGATTTATATACAGGCGATGAACTGATGAAAGACTCCATCAGGCTCACCGAAGAACTCTTGTCTTTTTATGCAAGAGTGACTCGGCCTGAGTCTTTTGTTGCTGAAGAAGTCGTTTTGACTGAATCGTTCGAAGAACATCCTGTTCTATCTGACTGTCGTGATCTTGTTTTCAAATTAAGATCGCACGAAGAGCATTCTCCATCTCCTGAATATTCATTGGGTATTGAAATGGGGATGCAGAGAGCCGCAGATATGATTGAAAATCTCATAAAGCGGCATGAGAAAGGTGACGATCTTGAGCAACAATAAATTTCGCAGTCTTGTCGATGAATTGACTGATTACGCTCCAGTCAAGGATCGTGATCTCTTTATTGAGAGTCGCGCACAACAAGTATTGGCAAGTGTTAGCCATCTCATGCATCTTATTCGAGAAAGTTATGACGAAGAGACTGCTGACGATCTTCAAAAACGTTTGCTAAATTCTATTCGAACAGAGGATGAAACCAAGTTTCGCCGTAGAATTCGACAAATTAGGGAGAGCCGTGAGAAATGAGCATTTCACAATTTCAAGCTCGTGTAGATCGATTAGTATCTGAAAACAACCTTGAAGGGCTTGAAGACCTTCATACAAAGCTTGTTATTCTTCACGACCAGCGCAGAATGCGATTCGAGAGAACAAAAGATAAAGGTAGTGAAAAGCTTTATATTGCACTTGGTCAACAAATACCAATAGTTGCAGATGCTATTAAAAAGCTTAAAAATAGTGAGCCTCTCGATGAAGAAGGTATTGCCAGCAAACTCGGTAACATGGCTGTTCAGGGAGTCAAGAACGCACGTGATCGTGTTTTGCACAGTGCATTGGGTAGTGATAGCGCGCGAGCGCGTCTAGACCTCAATCTTGTTACAAGAAAACTTAACAAGGATTGGAAGTATTTTTCAACTCGTAAAGCTACTGCTTTTCAGGATAAGCGTATTCTTAAAACACCTTTGATTGGAGACCTTCAAAAGTTTCTTGCAAGCATGTATGGATGGCGACTTCAGGCACATCAAATCAAACTTATTTTAACCGGTCAGGGTAAATCAGAAGAGGGTAGTTTACCTGCTCCGACAAAGCCTCCTGTAGTAGATGAACCAAATTCAAATCAAAGCGAAAAACCAGTTGCTAAGACTGCAGATGATATTGCTCGGGAAGCTTTAAAAAAT